TCTGTTAATTTTGCACCACATTTTGGACACTCAATTAGCTGTTCTTCTATTTCTTTTTTTGATTTTTCTTCTAATTCCAATTTGCGTTTTATTGTTGATTGTGCAAAATTTGCTGCATCTATTTTATCTATTATTTCAGACAATTTATCATAATCGTTCCTACATTTATTATACGTTTCAACAATTTTTGGTTTCTGTTTTAAAATTCCATTAACCTTTTCAACGTTTATTTTTATATCTTTTATAGATTTTATATTAAGAATTATTAATTTAAGATTACGATAATCGCTGGTTAATTTACTGTATTGGTTTTTTAAAAGTACCAATGATTGCAATGTTATTTCATAATTGTCCGGGATATTTATTAATTTTTTCAACAAATCATCAATTTGTGATATGATTTGGAATAATTTTTCATTTTTTGTTCCAAGAATCGTATTTTTCTTTATTATTTCTTCCGATTCTTTAATTTTTTGTTCTAATAATTCAAGGTTTGTCCTTTCCAATTCTCCGATATGTGCATTTGTATCACATAATAATGATTTGTTGGTATCAATTTCTCTTTGTGCGTTTCTTAATTTACCCGAGATCGAATTACACACTAAATCGATTTCATTCAATTTGGTTATTGAACGAATAAAAGTTGCTACCTGTCCCGGAGGATCGAACGCCAGAAAATACGGAGAAAATTGACGTTGAATATTAATTTCATTTAAATTTAATATATCCGATGCTTCTTCTGGTGGCGCTTGACCAAAAGAACTCAATGAAATTTCTGATTCACCATTAGTTATTATGTATTTGCCATTGGAATTTTTGGTTTTTGATCTGGAAATAATAACCGTTTTTCCATTTATATCTTTTGTTAATTTTGCTGATGCTTCTTTTGTTAATTGTTTTTCGCCATTTGTGTGATGATATCTTATCATTCCCCCACCTAATGGGCGGTTATCCTTTATCCAGCATATAGCTCGACGGATTGCGGATTTACCGTCATTACTTTTCCCGCGTATGATATTTACGCCCGAGGAGAAATTCAGTACGGAATCCTCATGAGAATATAAATCTTTAAGTTTTATGGATTCAATCATTTTAACAAAGAGATGTGTTATATGCCGACAGTTTATTCAAACCATAATTGGCCACTAAGACAGCATCCGCTCTTCCATCCAATACCCTGCCTCTTTTGGTTTCTAAAAGTATTTGTGGACATAATTCTTTGGCTTTTTTGACCGACTGTTCCTTAGTATTCCCCTTTTTACCGGAAATGTCGTAAAAATGTTGCCACACACGAGGGTTCACGAATTGGTATTCCACACCAAGAAAATGCAATACCGTTTCAAATATCGCTTCACACCTCGCCAATCCCAAATTACTTTTTATTGTGAATCCTTTTGGTAATATTTGAGCTTTTTCTAAAAATACCATAACATTTTTGTTTTTTGTGGGTTTTAAAATTCTAATGATTTCATCTATATCATACACGTGTTTTTTGGATTTTTTCTTTTTTCCTTTTACAGTAAGTACCGGCATATCAAAAACCGACATTGCTTCGCCCGGAGAAATCATAACTATGGCACCTTTTAATCCGGGATCAACACCAATAACAATTTTTTCATCTTTGTAATATTCTATTGTATCGCACACTACCACACCTTGGCCTTTCTTGAAACACCGACCGGGTTTTCTCTATACATTAATTCCCAAACTCTCCATACTTCCTGTCGTAATTCTTCCTCCCTATTACTATCCTCAATAACTTTAACCCAATGGTGTATTTGATGTTCCTCACCAAATAATGTCAATTTTGTTGAACGATTTTTTGCCGCAGTTTTTCCGGCTTGGTCAACGGCCAAGAAATACAAATTACTCGAAATATCGTCTAATCCATATTCCCAAGTAATTTTGAAACGCCCACTACGGAAAGGTGGGGATACCTTATTTTTAATTATTTTAAATTTAACCCATATACCGGTTGTTACCCCTTTACTATTTGTTATATTGGAATCGTGTTTTAAGAGAACCTGAACTGATGAATAAAATTCCAGTGCACGGCCGCCGGATGTTACCTCTCTTGGGGCACCAAACATCGCATTGATATTGGTTCTTGTTTGGTCAATACAGAACAACGTGGTGTTTGATGTTGCTATTGGAAATATATATTTTCTAAAACCTCTTGACATTTGTTTAGCTCTGGTAACAGCATACGATGATTTGTCCATCGATTCTTCCAATTCGACCTCCGAAGGCAGCGCCGTTATTGAATCTATAACCACCACTTTTGGTGTGATATTCATCTTTTTCCCACGACCCTTGGGATACATAATACCGCCTAGATACTGTTCGAACATCCCTTCTATGGAATTTTCCTTTTTTGGATCCGGGTCAAGTTTTGTTGTTAATTTGAAAGTTTCAGAATCCGAGCAATCCAACCCGTAAATAGTGGCAAATGCTGGATCCAGTGTATGTTCGACATCTGCCATATAGGCAAGTTTTCCGGATCTTTGAGCATAGCCCAATACTGTAGTTCCTAAAACCGTTTTACAGGTTGACCCAGCGCCAAATACATGAATGATTCTTCCGATGGGGATTCCACCGGGCAATTTGTTAGCGATTGCTAAATCAAGAAGTGTGCAACCGGTCGAACAAAATTCACTAACGGCCGGCAATTGCGTTACTTCGTTTGCCGATTTTACTGCGGCCACGATTTTATCGGTTGTTTCTTCCAATTCATCCGGGCCGGTTTCTTTTTTATCTTTTTTTGCCATTATTCCCCCTTGTTTCATCCAGGTCTTTGCATGGATTTTCAATATTTAAAATATTTTTATTTTTGTTCAGTTTCCGGCTCTTCTCTACGTTTCGCAGCATTTCTGATTCTTTCCTGAACAATTTGTTGTTCTGTTATTTCATTAACAACTTTTTTCTCTGTAGTCATATCCAATTTGCTGTAGTAACTACGAACCCACAGTTGCACCAGGTTACTCAATTCTGATTTCCTGTGGTTCAATGATGTCTGCAAAACTTTTAAATAACCAACAATTTTTTCAAATTCCACTAAATCTTTTGTGGCCTCTTGGTACTCCTTAGTTAACAAAATGGCGGATTCTACAGAAGGTTCGGTAATTTTTATTACCCCATACTTTTCCGGTGAATGCCGAATTCTTGAGGATTGATCCGCGTGAATAAATTGCAATTTATCATTAGCTGCTTTTTCCCAAGACCGACACTCGGTCAACAATTGACCAACTTCGTCGTATAACACCGGCTGATTGATGCAGGCAATTTCCAATTGGAACTGATCTATTGGTAATTTTTGCCTAAAAGCTTCCAATCTGTCATTTATTTCCTGGATTATTTGTTTGTCAACCATATTTAATGTCCCTTACATCATAATACAAATTGAACAATCATGTTTATCCTCAAAACGGGGCGTCATCATTTTTCTTCATCATTAACCCTTGCTGCACGCCTTTTCTTTATATCTTCAAGTCTTTGATTGATTGATTGTGTTTCGGGTGAACTTGATTCGTTATTCTGACCCTCCGATACACCCTGCGAACCAGCATTTCCATATGATCGTCTTGTCCCTGTTTCCCGGGCTGGCATTTGATTTACTGCGGGCGTTGATTTTTGTTCTGTACTGACTGGTGTTTCTTTCTCATCACCAGTTGCCGGTGATTGGTCGACGCCCGATCTATTAGTAGTTGGTGAAACGCCGTGTAATTCTTTATACATATGGTCGTAAGTTGAAACTTCTAGTACACTTTCAAACGTTGGAACGTTTTCATGCCATTCTTTGGGTACTACGCCGTTTTCCAATAATTGATATCCCATATATGTGGTGCTGGTTGCATCAGTGCCTTTTCTTGTGAATTTGACATCTCTTCCGGTTTCCGGGTCCGAAACGTCAAGTGGTGCTCCGGTTTTCGGATCCCTTGACAACGCAACAATATTTTCAACAATTGCACAAGATTTTGACGCCGGAGCATCCCACCACCTAAGACCTTTTTCTTCCTCTTTTTGACTGGTTACATCATAAAGAAACATTAAATGTCTAAGTTTTGGCCAGAACGCCGACAATACTTTTTTGTCCGCATTTTCATCCTGTAGTTCTTTAGCGCGCTCACAAACCGGACACGGTTTATTAAACATTTTATTCGGACAAAGAAACGTTGAATTATTAGCCCCAATATGTCGATGAATAAATATTCTTTTTGCCCACGGCACGTGTATGTCTAGTGGTGGAATAATTCTTACTATGTTATCGCCAACTGCGGCTCTAAATTGTGTAATTCCCAACCTTTCCAATTCATCCTGGTTCACGTACAAAAAAGCCGGTCTTCCATAAGGATTTTTTGCTTCATCTTCCATTGCTTTTGCTCTTTCACTACCCATTTTAATCCTCTATCAAAATATGTTAATTTTTAATATTTTTCTCATTCAAACACTAACTGAATAATGCGTATTATCGCATCCTATCTTTTATATCATCCATTTCTGAAACCGAACCATTTTCAAAACGTTTTTTGTCCTCATAATTACCAGCTACTGTGCGATAGACTTCCAATTTTATACACTCTAAAACACCCCTCAATTCACTGGTTACTAAATGTCCGTCAATATTCGTGTATTTTTGA